ATGGAAAGATTGAATAGACTTGACGGAGAGTTAAGTCATAATGGTGGTTCTTCTATGAAGGACGCTATTGATAGAATTGAAAAAAGTTTAGGGACAAAATGAGTTTACATAGGGAACGTACACATCCTGATTATGTTGAAGGATGTTTTGGTTGTAAGGCATCTACTGTTGATTTAAATGCTGGTGAAGCATCTACAAGATTAACAATGTCATCAAAAAAGTGGGATAAAGAACTTGCGTTATATCGTCAGGCTAGGTCACAGGGTATTCAACCTGATACGACTAAGACTAAAGATATTCGTAAGGCAATAGATATATCAAACAGAACAGGAAGAGCATACGGTGTCTAACTATAAATCAAAAGGTGCAAAGAAAATGCACGAGAAAAAAGAATCTAAAAAAGAAATGATGATGGAGTACGGTAAGAAAAAATCTATGTCCAAGATGAAGAAGATGGGCAAGAAAAAATAATGAAGAAATCTAAAGGACAAAAGAAAGTCGCTAAAGTTATGAAAGAATTTAAAGGCGGCAAACTTCATTCAGGTTCTAAAAAAGGACCAGTTGTTAAAAATAAAAAGCAAGCCGTTGCTATCGCTATGAGCGAAGCAGGAATGAAAAGGAAGAAGAAATAATATGTGTACAACTTGTGGATGCAATTATCCTAACGTAAGCCATTCAATGGCTAATGCTAAAGGAAAAAATGAAACAGAATATATTAACCCTGTTCCATCAAGCATTGAAAAAGCAACACCTAAGCAACCTAAGAAGTAACTATGGCTATTAAAGTTAAACAATCAACTATTGATGAAATTAAAAAGATGGGTATGACTAAGGCTCTTGCTGCTGCAAAGACTCGTCGTACTCCAGAATACCAAGAAGCAGTTAAGCGTATGTATGGTGCTAAAAGATTAGCAAAGGCTACTGCTGGTGCTAAACCTTCTGCAGGAAAATCAATTCCTGCTGGTGGAGTTATGGGTTCTAAGAGGTCCAAAGTTATGGCTGGTCCTATTAAGTCTACACTTAAGAAAACTGCTGTTAAACGTAATGGTGCAGGTAAAGTTGTTAAAAGGCAAAGTTTTGCTGATTTAACTCCTGCTCAACAAAAGGCTGTTACAGCAAAAATGAAGGCTGAACGTAATAAAACTTCACGCACTATTGGTAAAGTTGTTGGCATTGGTGCTGCACCGTTTGGTCCTGTTGGTGCTGCTGCAGCAATTTATGGTACAAGAGATTTTAGGAAGAAGAAGAAATAATGAAAAAAGACTCACGCCTCACAAGGGCTGGAGTCGCTGGTTATAATAAACCAAAGCGGACTCCTAGCCATCCTACTAAGTCACACGTTGTTGTGGCTAAGGTTGGTTCACAGGTTAAGACTATCCGCTTTGGTCAACAAGGTGTAACTGGGGATAGACAACCAACTAAACGTCAAGCATCTTTTAAAGCACGTCACGCAAAGAATATTGCTAAAGGTAAGATGAGCGCAGCCTATTGGGCAGATAAGGTTAAGTGGTGAAGAAACAATTTTGGGATAAGAAGAACCCTAAAAAAACTTCAAAGAAATTAACACCTGCACAAATTAAAAGTGCTAAGGCTCGTGCTAAGGCTGCAGGAAGAAAGTATCCAAACTTAGTTGACAATGCTGCTGTAGCAAGAAAGAAGAAATAATGTCAGGTAGATACAATATGGTCTGTGACCAAGGTTCTACTTTCAGTTTAGTTTTTACAATTAAAACTGATGGTACTGCCTGGAATTTAGTTGGCAACTATACAGCCAAAATGCAAGTTCGTTCTTTCCTTAACGCTGATACTGTTCTTATTGAATTGACCACTGCTAATAGTAGAATATCTTTCTCTGCAGGTGGTACTGTTACTTTGTCTTTAACTTCAACTGATACAACTGCTTTACCTGCTGGTCGTCATACTTATGATTTAGAATTAACTCAAACTTCTGGAACTGTTGTTACTAGAATCCTTGAAGGAAAGTTTGTTGTTAGAGGAGAGGTAACTCGCTAAATGGCAACTGAGATTTTAATACAGGAAACTATTACTGAGGTTAGTGTTACTGACCCTAATAATATTCTTGTTGAGGTTGATGGTACACAAGGACCTGTTGGTGCTTCTAATAGTTTAGCAATTGGTACTACAACTGTTTTAACCCCTAACCAAAATCCTACTTCAACTATTACTGGTACTTCACCTAGCCAAACTTTAAGTTTAGGTTTACCTAGGGCTGCAGCCGTAACTGTTAGTGGTACTACTGTTGTTAACCCTAATGTTAGTCCAAGTGTTGCAACTGTAGATACTTCTGGTGATAAGGCAGTAACTTTTAGTTTACCTCGTGCACCAACAACTACTATTGGTACAACTACTACTGGTAATGCTGGCACAAATGCTGCTGTTTCTAATACTGGAACTCTTGGTGATGTTCTTCTTAATTTTACAATTCCTAGAGGTGACAAAGGTGACACTGGGGATTTAACTAAAGCCCAAGCAGATTCATATTATGTGGATGTTGCTGGCGATACTATGACTGGGTTTTTAACTTTACACGCTAACCCTACTGCTTCTTTACACGCTACTACTAAACAGTATGTTGATAATCTTTCTGCTGGTATTAACTTTCACGCAGCCGTTCGTTTAGCAACTACTGCTAATTTAACTTCAACTTATAACAATGGTACTGCTGGTGTTGGTGCTACTTTAACTGCAACTGTTAATGATACTTTAACTATTGATGGTTTTGTCGCTGCTTTAAATGACCGTGTTTTAGTTAAGAACCAAACTAATAATGTTCAGAATGGTATTTACACTGTAACTAATGCTGGTTCTGGGGCTGCTCCTTGGGTTCTTACTAGAGCAACTGATGCTGATAATAGTCCTGCTGGTGAACTTGCTGAAGGCGATTTCTGTTTTGTTCAAACAGGTACTGCTAATGGTGGTTCTGGTTTTATTCTTATAACCACTGGAACTATAACAATTGGTACTACTGCTGTAACTTACACACAGTTTAATACTGCTCAGGCTATTACTGCTGGTACAGGTTTAACTGAATCTCCTGCTAATACTTTAAGTGTTACTATTCCTGTTGCTAGCGTTTCTGGAAATAGTGGTAAATATTTAACAACTGATGGTACTGCTACTTCTTGGGCTGCTGTTGATGCTTTGCCATCACAATCAGGCAACAGTGGCAAGTACTTAACTACTAATGGTACTGTTGCTTCTTGGGCAACAATCACCACTGACCCAACCCCTACCGTATTCCTATTAGGAGGAATGTAATGCCTACAGTATATAAAGTCTTAGCGCAGTTAGCGCCGAGTGCTACAACAAATACAACTCTTTACACAGTTCCATCAGCAACAAGTGCTGTTATATCAACTATCACTGTGTGTAATCGTGGAACATCTGCTGCTTCTTACCGTATAGCAGTTCGTCCTGCTGGTGCTGCTTTGGCTAACGAAGATTATCTTGCTTACGATGTTGCTATTGCTGCTAATGACACTACTGCTTTAACTCTTGGTATTACTTTGGCTACAACTGATGTTATAACAGTTTATGCTTCTACAGCAAACTTTTCCTTTAACGTTTTCGGTTCAGAGATTTCGTAACTGTGGCTGTACAGTTTTTGTCTAAGTCTGAGTTTTCTCAAGATGGTGGTAAAAAGTATAACCAGTTTTGGGACCAAACAACTGTTTTAATAACACCTTCTGTTGAATACCTTGTTGTCGCTGGTGGAGGTTCAGGCGGTGCTGGTAACGGTGGAGGTGGTGGTGCAGGAGGTTTACTAACTGGAACACTATCTGTTTCTGGTGGAACTTCTTACACTGTAACTGTTGGTAATGGTGGTGCTGCAAAAGGTTGGTCTGGTCCAGGAACTTCTGGTCAAGGCAACGTTGGTGCAAATTCTGTTTTCAGTTCTCTTACTGCCGTAGGTGGTGGAGGAGGCGGTAACTTCGGTGCTGGTGGAGGAAACCAAGGCTCTTCTGGTGGTTCTGGTGGAGGTGGTGGTGGTGCTGATGCTGGCAACCCTACTGGTCCAGGTGCTGCAGGAACTTCTGGTCAAGGTAACTCTGGTGGTAATGGTTCTGTAGAGAACACTACTAACACTGGTGGTGGTGGAGGAGGAGCCAGCGCTGCTGGCGAAAGCGCTCCAACTAACAGAGGTGGTAATGGTGGTGCAGGTACTGCATCATCAATAACTGGAACTTCTACTTTCTACGCAGGTGGTGGAGGTGGTGGTGCAAGAGGAAACGAAGTTGGTGGAACTGGTGGTAGCGGTAGCGGTGGTGCTGGCGGTGGTACTTCTGGAACTGATGGAGGTAACGGTGTAGCAGGTACTGCAAATACTGGTGGTGGTGGTGGAGGTGCAGGTAATGCTAACACTTCTGGTGCTGGTGGTACTGGAGTAGTTGTTCTTGCTTACCCAAGCAATTATAATAATATAACAACCATAGGTGGCGGATTAACTTATACTCTTGATACAACAACTAGAGCAGGATACAAAGTTTACCGATTCACTGCTGGGACTGGAACAATCACAATATGATAAAAAGGTTTAGTGCTAGTTCTATTCGTAATGGGCAGAAGACTAATAAACTTTGGGACCAGTTTAGTTTTGAAGGTAACTTTGAATCTATTGCCACAACAACTCTTGGCTCAAATCAATCAACTGTAACTTTTAGTAGTATTCCCCAAACCTATACACATTTACACATTCGCAGTATTAATCGAATTACTGAAGCAAGCACAGATAGTAACATTTATATGACATTTAATTCTGACACTGCAACAAATTATTCTAATCATTATTTGTATGGGTCAGGCACTGGTGCTGCTGCTGGTGCAAACGTAAATGACACTGTCACGATTCCATTTCGTTGTACTGGTGCTAATAGCGCTGCAAATATATTTGGTGCTGGAATTGTTGACATTTTAGATTACGCTAATACAAACAAATTTAAAACAATGCGTTCTTTAACAGGTCACGACCAAACTAATCCAGGTATTGTTTTTATGTTTTCAAGTAGTTGGCGTTCAACTGCAGCAATAACTTCAATTACATTTATTCCAAACAGTGGAAATATTGCACAAAATTCTACTTTTGCTTTGTATGGGATAAGAGCCTAATGCCAGTAACTTATGACCCAATTGCAACGCAAACACTTTCATCATCAACATCGTTAGTTACTTTTGACTCTATTCCTCAAACATATACAGATTTAATTTTAATAACTGCTGGAACAGCAACAAGCCTTCAACAAATTTGTTTGCGTTTTAATAATGTAACAACAAATTATTCTTCAACAATACTTAGTGCAACTGGTTCAGCAACTACTTCAATTAGGTATTCAGGTTTAAGTTATATGTTTTTTGGGTATGATGCTTATTTTAATAGTAATCAAGCAAATGCTATTTCTCATATAATGAATTATTCTAACACAACAACTTTTAAAACAGTATTAGATAGAAGTAATAACGCATCTACTGGTACTGGTTTTTCTGCTGGTTTATCAAGAAGTACTTCTGCTGTGACAAGAGTTGATGTTATACCTAATGCTGGTTCTTGGGCTTCTGGAACATCTTTTACCCTTTATGGGATTAAGGCAGCATAATGGCTACATATGTAAAAATTCAAACTGTTACTGTTGGCGTAGGTGGAGCAAGCACAATAGATTTTACTTCTATTCCATCTACCTATACTGATTTACAAATACTTTGCTCACTGAAAACTAATTATTCAGGTGGTCAATGGAGTCAAGTTTCTTTAAGATTTAATGGGTCATCTACATCATATTCAATTAGAAATATATATGGAAATGGTTCTAGCGCTTCATCAGGAACTGATGTAACTACTACTGGTGGTTTTGCTACTACAGGTGGTACAGGTGGCACAAGTATTTTTGCTAGCAATTCTATTTATATCCCAAATTATACTTCTTCTAATTTTAAATCTTACTCTGTTGAAAGTGCGCCAGAAATGAACAATGCTTTAGCGTTAATGCAATTTGGCGCTGGTATTTGGAGTGATACTGCTGCAATAAATGCTGTTTCACTTGTTGATGTTAATGGTAGTTTTGTTCAACATTCTACAGCCACTCTTTATGGTATAAAATCTAGTTAAAAGGAAAACAAATGACAAACCCAACAAAAATAGTAGTAGACTGCAGCACAGGTATCACAGAAGAAATAGAATTAACCAATGCTGAAGTGGCACAAATGGAAGCAGACGCTGCAGCATACGCACGAGCCAAAGTAATAGCAGATGCTGAAGCAGCCGTTAAAGCAACAGAAAAAGCAGCAATCTTGCAACGCCTAGGTTTAACAGAAGAAGAACTAAAAAAAGTTTTATCTTAATCAAAACATATTGGGGACGATATGAAAATAGCAGTATACGCAATAGCATTAAATGAAGAAAAGCACGTTCATCAATGGTTAGAAGCAACCAAAGATGCAGATATAAGACTTGTTGCTGATACAGGTTCAACAGATAGAACAGTTCAATTATTACAAGGGGCACCAAATGTTATCGTTCATCAAATCAGTGTTCAACCGTTCAGGTTTGATGATGCGCGTAATGCTGCTCTTGCTTTGTTACCTGCTGATGTTGATATGTGTCTTTCCCTTGATATGGATGAGATACCGCAAGATGGATTCTTTAATGTTATAAGAAAGAACTGGACACCTGATGTTAACCGTATTTGGGTTACTTGGGAAACAGGTTACAAATGGCAAAACAATAACCGTTTACATTCAAGACACGGTTATCGTTGGGTTAAACCTTGCCACGAGGTCACAGAATACTATGGTGACTTCTTTGGTGGTGAAGAAAAAAGTATTACTTTAGATTTAACTGTTGTTCATAAACCTGATGATTCTAAATCAAGGTCACAGTATCTTCCTATGTTGCAGATGGCTGTTGCTGAAACACCTAATGATGCTCGTATGTGGGCTTATTTGACTAGGGAATATTTCTTTCACGATAAGTGGAGGGAAACTATTGAGTCTGCTGAAGAAATGCTTAAAGCAGGTGGCTGGTATATAGAACGTGCAGCATCTTGTAGGGCTGCTGGTGAAGCATTTGTTCATCTTAAAAATAAAGAGATGGCAAGGGATTGGTTTATTAAAGGTGTTAAAGAAGCAGCCGACCAACTTGAGGCTTGGTATTCTTTAGCACAGTTTAATTATGATATTAAAAATTGGCAAGGCTGTTGGGACTCAGCAATTAAAGTAGAAACTTTAACTAAAGAAAAACATTATCTTGTTAATGATGATGTTTGGAATTGGAAATGTTTTGATTTACTAGCCTTGTCTGGTTGGTATCTTGGTAAGAAAAAAGAAGCAATGGAATATGCAGTTAAAGCAATACAAGGAAACCCTAAAGAACAAAGATTAATAGATAACTTAGAATGGATGCAAAAGAATAATGCCAACGTTTAAAGAAATGGTTGACGAAGTAGCGTTAAACCTTCAAGGTTTTACTTTACGTCAAGATAGGTCAACGCACTTAACTGCTGCTGTTACCTCTACTGCTACTACTATGACTTTATCTTCAGCAGACAATGTTGCTAAAGGTATTATCCAAATTGATGATGAACTTATCTGGGTTGATTCTTACGATAAGAACACTGGTGTTGTAACCATTCCACCTTACGGTAGAGGTTACTTGGGAACAACTAAGTCTTCCCATACTTCTGGTACACAAGTTATTGTTAAGCCAACTTATCCTAGAAACAATATTAAGAAAGCAATTAACGATACTGTTCTTGCTGTTGGTGAAACTCTTTTCTCAACTGGAACATACACTTTCTCTTACACACCTGCAAGAATAACTTACTCTTTACCTGATGATGTTGAAAGAGTTTTGGCTGTTTCCTGGCAAGACATTGGTCCTACTGAAGAATGGTTCCCTGTTCGTTCTTGGCGTATTGACCCTATGGCTAATACAACAGAATTTAATTCTAATATTTCTTTGTCTATCTATGACACTATTGTTCCTGGTAGAACAGTGCAAGTATTCTACACAACCAATCCTGATACTTTTGAAATAGACCAAGATGATTTTGAAGATGTTACTGGTCTTCCTTTATCTTGTAAAGATGTTATTGTTTATGGTGCTGCTTACCGTATGGCTTCTATGATTGACCCAGGTCGTTTAACTCTTACTGCACCTGAAGCAGATATTCAATCTAACAAGATTCCTCTTAACGCTGGTACTAATGCTGCAAGATATTTGCTTGCTTTGTATACACAAAGACTTGATGAAGAGTCTAGAAAATTAAGAGACCGTTACCCAATTCGTGTCCACTACACAAGATAAGGAAATAAACTAAATGCCAGCCAGGAATTATACTTCCGTATTAGATGCTAAGTCATTAGCAGTAACAATGAACTCATCTGTTACTACTATGCAATTGAACAATCTTACAGGTATTCCAACATACCCTTTCACTATGGTCATTGAACCTGACACTGTTAACGAGGAAATTGTTACTGTTAGTGCTTTGTCTTCTGGTACAACTGTTACTGTTGTTCGTGGTCAAGACGGTACTACTGCTGTGTCTCACGATTCTGGCTCTGAAGTTCGCCATATGATTACTGCTCGTGACTTACAAGAACCACAAAACCATATCTTTGGTTCTGCTGGTGTGCACGGTGTTACTGGTTCTGTGGTTGGTACTACTGATTCACAGACTTTGACTAACAAAACTTTAACTGCTCCTACTATTGCTGGTGCAACAGTTTCTGGAACCCTTACTGGTGGCACTTATGCTTCCACTACTTTAACTACTCCTACTATTGCATCATTTACTAATGCTAATCATACTCACGCTGATGCTGCTGGTGGTGGTTCTTTACTTTACACTTTAAATAGTCAAGCAGCATCTTATACTTTAGTGTTGGCTGATGTTGGTAAAGTTATTCCTATCAGTAATGCTTCTGCTAACACTGTTACTGTTCCTTTAAATTCTTCTGTAGCATTTCCTGTTGGTTCTGTTGTTACTTTAATTCAACTTGGTGCTGGTCAAACAACTATTGCTCCTGCTGCTGGAGTAACTATTCGTTCTGAATCCTCTAAACTTAAACTTAAAGCACAGTATGCTACTGCTGGTTTATTAAAGACTGATACAGATACTTGGGTTGCTTTCGGTAACTTGGTGGCTTAATGATTCTTCTTGCATCTTTAGGTTCAGCAGGAATTGAAGCAACTGGTGGTACTATTACCACTTATTCTTCTGGTGGTGCTGATTACAAAGTTCATTCTTTTACAACTACTGGTAACTCAACTTTTACACTTCTTTCAGGTGGTGACATTGAATATCTTATTGTTGCAGGTGGTGGTGCTGGTGGTGGTGTTATAGGTATTGTTGGTGACGTTGACCCTGGTGCTCCTGGTGGGGGTGGTGGTGGTGTTGTTACTGGTTCTTTTACTAATCTTAATTCTGGTTCTTACACAATTACTGTTGGTGCTGGTGGAACTGTTACAGGTGGCACAGGTAACTCTGGTGGTTCTTCTTCTTTTAATTCTGTTACTGCTACAGGTGGTGGTGGTGGTGCAAGAATTGGTAATGGTGGAACTTCTGGTAATGGTTTTGCTGGCGCTGGTGGAACCAATGCTTGCGGTGGCGGTGGTGGTGCTAGTGCTGTAGGCACTGCAAGTTATCCAGCAACATTAGCAGGTTCTTGGGGTGGCACAGGTGGTGCTGGTGTTTCTAATTCTTTACGTACTGGTTCTGCTGTATTTTACGGCGGCGGAGGTGGCGGTGGTGGCGTTATCTGGCAACAAGGCGCTGGTGGTTCTGGTGGTCCTGGTGGTAATGGCGGCGGTGGCGCTGGAGGTAACGGAAGCAATCCTGTAAGTTATGGTATTTCAGGTACCGCTAATACAGGAGGCGGAGGCGGTGGCGGTGGCTACCGTTTTATGGACCAAGGTCAAGCAGGTGCAGGCGGTACAGGCATTGTTGTTATTAGATACAGAACAAACTAAGGATAAATATAAATGACAATTAGAGATTTAACAGAAGACTTTGTATACGACTTATCCTTAACGCAAGGTGCAACATCTAACTATCAACTATCAGACGTATCATTTGATATTGCTGTAAACAATATGCCATTCTTTATAGCATCAACAGATGAACAACCATACCGTAGAGAATCAGCCCCTTACAAACGTGAACAGATTGACCAAACAACTGAACCAGGTGAACAATCATTTACTGGTTGGTGGTTTCGCTCTCAATCATCTTGTCACCTTGGTGCTGGAGCAAAGTTCTTTGAACCTGCACAGGATGAAACTTTACGTTACAGATTCTTTGACTCTGAAGGTGTTGATGTTTGGACTAAAGGTGAAGTAAGTCTTCTTAAAGATGTTGATACTTCTCACGTAACTACTTCTGCTAGTCTTAAACTTCGTTCTATTCGTGAATCAAACAGAGATGAAGCACTTCTTTTAGATGGTCACGATGTTGATAAAGTGTTTCCAAGAATAACTGTATCTATTAACAATAAGGCTTTGACTTCTAACGTTGCAACTTTAACAACTGTAGATGCACACGGTTTAGCCGTTGGTATGCAAATAGTTATTACAGGTGTTGATGCAACATTTAACGGTGAATACCGTGTTACTGGTGTTCCAACAAGCACAACTTTTACTTACGCAAAAACTGCATCCAATGTTACTTCAACTGCTGTGTCTCCTGTTGGTACTGGTACTTCAGACATTATTCATTTCATTGATTACAACTCTGGTTCAGATGACCCTGTTTATGCTATTTGTGATGATGGTACAACAGCCTATTGGGCAACTAACGATATTGATACCACAAATAAAGCACACTTATTTAAGAAAGCGTTAACTGGTACATCAGCAACTGCTGAAACTTTAATGTTCAATATCAATGGTTACACTTTTACTGAAGGTAAAGTTGTTATGGAATGGGTTAAGGGTCGCATTATTCTTTGTACAGATAACAAAGTTTGTGAACTAACCCCAACATCAGGTGTTGGTGCTTACAATAATCCAATATTTACCCATACTAATACTTCATATACTTTTACAAGTGTTGCAGAATCAGGTGCAGCAATCTATGTGTCAGGTTATGCTGGCACACAATCATCAATCTACAAATTTACTTTATCTGATGCTGGTGCTATCACTTCGCTAACATCTGCTGTTGTGGCTGCACAGATGCCTGATGGTGAATTAATTTATTCAATGAAACAATACCTTGGCTATATGATGATAGGTACATCTAAAGGTATCAGAGCAGCAATCATTTCACCTGATGATGGCTCAATATCTTATGGTCCTTTGATTGCTGAAACAGAACAACCTGTTTACGATTTTACTTTTAGAGATAGATTCTGTTGGGCAACAGCCAACGTTAATGATAAAGCAGGACTAATTCGTATTGATTTAAGTGAACAAATTAGCCCTCTTAGATTTGCTTACGCTCACGATTTATTTACAAATGTTGCGAACAAAGAATGTAAAGGTGTTGCTTTTCTTGGAACATCTGACCGTAAAATATTTTCTGTAAACTCAGATTATAATTACATAGAATCAGATACAAGACTTGTTGAAACTGGTTATCTTCGTACAGGATTTATTCGTTACGCAACTATTGAATCAAAATACTTTAAGTTCCTTAAGGTTAGAGGCGATTTAGGTAGCGGAACAATTGATGTTTCAACTGTAACTAACAACGAGGTTGTAACCTTTTTGTATAACGTTGCTGCTGAAGCAAGTAACGTAGACCTTGGTATTGCTAGACCTGTTGGTGCACAAGAATATCTTGCTTTCAAATTTACTCTTTACAGAGACTCAGTTGACACAACTAAAGGTGCAGTTATGAGTGGGTATCAGGTTAAAGCCTTACCTGCTATAGAGAAACAAAGACTTATCCAGTTCCCATTGTACTGTTATGACGTGGAGATGGATAAGTATAACAACATTGTTGGTTCCGAAGACGATAGAGCGTTTGACCGTATCTCTGAACTTGAAGACATAGAGAAAACAGGTAACGTTGTTACTATCCAAGACTTCAGAACTAATGAAACATATTCAGCGTTGATTGAAGAGATAAGATTCTCTTCTGCAACACCACCAAGTGAAAGATTTAATGGCTTTGGTGGCAAACTTCTACTACTCGTAAGGAAATTATAATGTCATTACACGTATTAAAGAACGTTGTTACACGTTCATTAGCCCTATTTATTTCTTTTGCCCTACCCTCAGTTGGAGTGGGTGCGTTCGCAGGTGTAGAACCTGTCAAAGCGGCAGCCATCGCTGGAGGTTTAGCAGTTGCTGGAATTGTTACCGACCTTGCCAGAGAGTTCCTGAAAGATGGAGACCTTACATTGTCTGAAGTTGACGAAGTGTTTAAGAAAGCATCTAAAGGTAAGGGTGGCAAGTAAGAATGGGTTTACCTATTAAAGATGGAAAGATTACTACACCTTACAATAAAGCAGGTAAGATGTGGAAATCAGGTTTTCATACTGGTGTAGACTTCGCAGTTCCTACTGGTACAGATATTCTTGCAGCCTGTGATGGCACCGTTGTTGCAAACAACTGGGGTGCTGCATATGGCAAACAAGTTATTGTTAAAGCAAATATTAATGGTAAAGATGTGTGGATGATTTATGCCCATTGCTCAGAAACTTTTGTTAAGGCTGGAGCCAAAGTTAAAACTGGTCAGCACATAGCAGAATCTGGCAACACTGGCAATTCATCTGGTCCACATTTACATTTTGAAGTAAGAGACAATGCTAGATGGTCTGCTGGTAAACCAGTTGACCCTAAGGATATTCTTGCTATTTAGTTTGTTTATGTGTTATAAAGGGTGGTGCAGTGAAGACATTGTTCTTCGCTGCAATACTCATAGCCTGCTTCCAAGAAGCACCTGCGTGTAAAGCACCTATGGCATAAGATGCCCCACTACCTATGCCATAGATACCATCGTCTCTCATCAGCACAGACAAAGTATCATCTATTTCGTAGATAACACCGTTTAATGCTATGAGAAATATAAAGTCTTGGTCTTCTGATTCTTTATCTGGTTGATAACCGTTAACAGATAAAGTAAATCTTAATGATGGTGCAATTGTTTCAACCATATAATGATATGGGTCTTTGGTTGCCACTGGTGTTAATGATGGTGGTTTCCAAATGTGTTGTAAAATATCGCAAGGCAATGTTAGTCCTGCACCTGCTATAAGAAACTTTCCACGTTTAGTTATCTTTGTAACTGTTGGGTGTGAGTAGGTTCTCCCTGAATCATCTGTGATTCGTGAGTCTGCTACAAGTAAACAATGGTCTGGTTTTTGTATACCAATTATTGTTGTCATTGGTTCCACTTCTTTTCAAAGTATTCTTTATCTGCAACAGTAAGTTGCATTAGGTCTTCGTTAATAGATGTTAAATGATTTGGGTGTAAGTGTTCCACTTCTGCTGGAACATAAACAACTTCGCCTATCTCTTTTGCTTTCAATCTAATATCATCATCACCGTACCACCATCTGAATGTTTCATCTGCTCTGATGTTTGATTTAATATCAAGCACCCAGCAGTATCCTGGTATGTGTCCTGAGTATGGTAACGGATAACCAAGTACAGCATCGAGTTTTTTCATACCATAAGCAATCTTATTTATAGGATTATTTTTTAGTCTTAAGTCATCATTTAATACAGCAATGTAATCAGCACTAAAGGTTCTGGCAATATCTATGCCACGATTCCACCATCTGTGGATATTAATTGGGTCTAAATCCCAAACGTTATTAACACCTTCTATTGGTTCTGATTCAACTGTATGCACAATCACAATTTTTTCAGGAGAAATTTGACTTTCATTAATTATATCAGCAAGGTATTGACGGCGCGTTCCAGTTGGGATGGTCAACCAAATGTCTAGGTTACTATCCGTCATAACTATCTTCATCCTTACCACTCTTGTTGCCCAACCATCATACTCTGATGATGTGACTATCAATCTTAATCCTAGCACACCTTATGTGGATGTGCCATTTACTGTAACCGAACCAGTAGATGCCACTATCTCAACTGTTACTGGTACACCACAAACCAATCCTGGGTTCATTGATTCCTGGATTGAACTATGGCAAGGTTTAAACAAACTTCGTGCAGACGATGATAGTGCTCACAGTGCTAGCAATGTGTTAGCATCCATCATCAATATGCCTTTGCAAGTTGGCGATTACTTTATTCGTGCTACATCTTTTGCTTATATGTGTTGCAATGCACGTCCTACTGGTACATATTTGTTGTCTACAAATTTAACAGTAAGTATGCCAAGCCCATCACCGACAGAGATATTGTCGACACCAGAGCCAAGCCCTTCGCTAACTGAAAGTTCGACACCTAGTCCAACCCCAACTCAGACTTCATCTTCGCCAACTCCTGAGCCAACACCTGAGCCTTCTTCTCCTTCTCCGTCACCGACTGATATTCCTCAGCCAACAGAAAATCCAGAGGTTCCAGTTGGTCCAACTCAAGAGCCAGACGAGCCAGACCCTGTACCTTCTGTAGAGTTGATACTGCCTTCTGAACTTCCGACTCCAGATGTTCAAGATACTTTAATAGAAGTTGTTGATGAGTCACTTATTGATTTCCCTTCTTCTTTGGAGAACGACTTACCTTCGTTGGAAGAGACTTTACCCACTGACGAAACTGAATCTCTCCTTGAATTTCTTCCAGAATTCTCATTAGAAAGTTTGCAAGAAACATTCCAACAAATATCTGAAACCATAACTGCTGCATTATCTACCGTATCCAATCTTGGTTCTGAGTTTACACCTGAAGAACGAGAGCAAGCCCAACAGGTAGTACTTGGTGCTGTAATTGTAACACAACTATCAACTGCAAGGAGAATAAAGTGAGAAAAATTTTATCATTCATCTGGAAACATCTTGATGCCTGGGCTGGAGAAGCCTTTACCCTAGTTGGTTTGGCTATTGCTTGGATGGTGTTACCTCCTGGTGAGACAAGGGATGTTGTTGGTATCATTTGCCTTGGTGCTTTTGCTGTTTGGACACTGTTTAAGGTCACCCTTAACAGCGATTCTGAGGGCAAATAAGGGCAAAATTAGACAGTTTTATAGGCAGGTTGGGTAGGAATATCCATCCTGCCTTTTTTGTCATTTAATCAGAATGATTTTTGTAGTCCTTATCAGGTCTTGGAGCACGACCACCAAGTTTTTTAATGATAGCATCAATGGCTCTAGTCACTTTCATCCTAGCATTTTCAGTAGTGATACCTAAAGCAACACTTAAATCTTTAGAGTTACGACCATTCAAATACCATTGCAATAATACTTCTTGATGTTGTAAACCTATGCGTTCAAACGCATACGAAACATCTGCTTGCATAGCCATAAGACTTCCACCTTCACTGGGTGCAAATGTTTTTCTATCACCATTAACATCAGAGAAAACTGGTTGAGACCATTCATCACTAAGAACTGATGGAAGTATCTCTTCAACCACATCACGATGATAATAAGATAAGTCTGCTACTTCATACCCAACTGTTCTTGCTTTTTCTTTTTGACAAAAATCGTGTGCACGATTATGTAAAGACCTATTGATAAGTTTAGTTGCAAGTTTTTGGTCATCCATCTTTGACCACTCTTCAAGTTTCTTAGGGTGTTCAAGGAACCACAACCATAACTCTTGAATGATATCTTCTCTTGGAACCATAGGATAATCCTTGTGTTTAGAGTAAGAAACATTCTTAACTAAATCATTGTATTCAGTTATGTAATCTACCACTTGTAACTTTTTCCTTCTACGATAAAAGAATTCCCTATCATTGGTACAGGTACTGGTGTTACTTTACCTTTATCAATGTATAGAATTCCGAACCCACTTTGCCAGTTGGCTGAGCCACCTTTAAGATAGGTTGCTTGTTTCAAATCCATAATGTTTCCAACTTCAAAACCATAAAGACTTGAAGTGTACTTACCATTGAACGAAGTGTTCGTGTGGATTAATCCTTGCTTATGTGTATGTCCACATACTACTGACATACCAATCTTCTTTGCTAATGACATTGCTGTACCACCAGCGTAACGACTGGTTGCACCTTCATCACCGTGACCCATAACCCAACCAGGAGCAAACTCCCAAAGTTTATTATGATAAGTAATACCAAGGTCACGATAACCTAAAAGTTTTTCATACTTCAAATCTCTAAGTGTTGCTAATGCTGGAGCATCGCGTTCAATGTAACGTTGTATTCTATCGCCGTGATTACTTCTCATTAAATGAAAAGGTTTACTTCCTATTGCTTTACGAAACTTACCCATAATAGAAGTAGTTTCATCAAGGTCTCGTTGTAGATTAGAATGCTCTGCAACATATCCTTTAGACCAACGTGCTGGGGCTAAGCAATCTGCTTCATCACCAACACAAAAGAGTTCATCTGGTTGGTAGTCTTTAACAAACTTAATCGTTGCGTCTATTGCTTTCTTGTTATGCAAAGGAATCTGCATATCAGATAAGACTACAATGCGTTTCATTCAACGCCTTCCCATTGTTTATCTAGCACCATCATTGCGATGATTGCATAGTTTGCTATATCCAAAAAGGAATCACGTAATGATTCGTTCTCTGGTGTTGCACCTGTTTCAACAAGGTTATTAATGCGAGCAAGTTTGTCAAACATTCTCACACGTAACCCATTAAGTGGACCACCAGGTGAATCAGATATATTCTTTGGTCCATAATCTTTTTGTTTCTTGATTAACAGTTCTGCTAAACCATCTGTATACACATAGGTTAATTCAGCAAATTTAACTTCGTTATACATTACGCAGCAACCTTTCCTTTGAACCAATCGGAACCATTCTTAATGAACAAACTGTTAACATCTTCACCATCAGGAATGGTGATAGGTATAACGCCTGCTACTTTTCTTGCTAAGTCTTTTGCAAAGTCACGACCTGCTGTATCACCATCAGCAAACACATAAATCCTATCAAAGTCTGACAAGATTTTGTAATGATGTGACTTAATATTTTTTACACCAGGAATACCAATAGCAGGGTAACCTAGTTTAGAAAGTGTCATAGTATCTATTTCACCTTCGCATAAACATATCCAATCAGTTGCCTGAAAGTATGCTTCAACATTGTACAACCTTGTCTCAGAACCTGGAAGTCCTAGATACTTTGGTTCAGAATAATCTATTGCTCTGAATCTAATATCAACAACGCCTGCTCTAGTTAGGTAAGGTATCGCCAGTCTGTTCTCGTACGCTTCGTGACCTACGAGTGGTTGGTTCACTACCCCCAGACGAAACTTCTCTGCGTCTGCTAGTGATAGTCCCCTCTTGGCGAGATACTCTTCTGCCAAGTTGATTGACTTTTGGTAGTGCAATGTCGCTTGTTCCAACAATCTCTTCTGCTCTTGATTTTGCTTCACGAAAACCAATCCCTTCCTGTTCCATAATTATTTTGTACAAATCTCCTTTAATACTACACGCAAAACAGGAGAATGCATTAACCTCTGTGTTAACTGTTGCTGAAGCGTGACGGTCAGAATGAAAAGGACACTTCATACTGCGCCATCCTCTGCCAGATGGAACCTTAACAGCCCCATATAGCATCAACACTTTTGCAATAGGTGAATCAGACATCAAGTTCCCTTATTAAAGATAAGAACATATACACTGGCATTGTTGCATACCATTCGCCAACATCTAATGTTCCTCTTCTTTTATGAATGACTGCACCTGTTACAGCATCAGCGTTATCTACCTCTACTTCTAACTCTTTAACCCAACCAGATAGTTCCATCTTCTTGTGGTCTTTAACTTCAAATACCACATCATCAATACCTGAGATGTCACCTTTGTCTAAACTACCTTGTAGTGCACGGCGTTCTGCTTTAGGGAAACCATTTGCTTTAAGGTATTTAACAACAGCAGTTTCTGCAGCAGTACCTTTTTGTTTAGACTTGCTCATCTTCACCTATATTCGATTCGTTGTTACAAGTGCAGTACCAAATGGATGAACAGATATAACATCTGCCATCCATATTTCTCATAAAGATTCTCTTGGGTCAGCGAGATACATAAACTCTGGATTGAATGACAGATAAACTGGTTCATTGCCAGAAGCGTTTGCTTTACCGTAACGATTCTTTACTGGTGCAACACCCATCATACCGTTAGGTGTTTGACCTATGGTACAAATCAATGCTGGTAGTTGTGAAACTTTACCTTGAATTGCTGACCTTGGTGGGCAAGGGTTACTATCAAAGGCTTCACTTGTGTGATGAAGAATAAGAATCGCAGCGTTAGTATCTCGTGCTAAGAATTTTATTTCTTTCATAGTCTGACGCATACTAGACCACTCTTCGCCACCACCATCAGTGATATCGATAAGGTTATCTAACACAATCAAGTGTGGGTTCTCACCGTGTACTTCTTCAAATGAAAGTACCTCTTCATCTAAATCAGATAAAGATGGTGCTGCATCAAATGACCAGAAGATATGACTTGAACCTTTATTGATTGCATCTCTAGCAAACTTAACATCTGATGATAAAAGTTTCTCTGCTTCATCTTGGCTCTTACCTGTAAGCATTGAGAACAAACGCATACTCATTGTGTGTGCACCTGTATCTGCTGATACATACAACGTAGGAACTTTCATCCAAGTTGCTAACGCCAAAGCAAGTGTTGATTTACCAGCACCAGGGGCACCAGCAAACATACTTACTTCGCTACGGCGTAAAACAATTTGGGAATATTCAAACGTCCTGAACACAGGTGGCAATGGTTCGCCACCTGATTCAGTTTTACCAATTGTTCTAGTGAGTGTTCTCACTTATGCAACCCAACCAACTTCGCCACGTTTAATCCACATTGGTTGACATTGGTCTGGTGTTCCTTTAGCAGATGGACACATCCACGCTTGCCAAGGACCTTTAGCACCTTGTCCACTCTTATGTTTCTTTGGACCGTGATGACAGGTAGGTGCAGGATATGAACCAAGTGTTGATGGTGGTGCTACTGGACCACTACCAATGTTAGGTTCAGTCACAACACTTGTTGCACCTAACGCTTGTGCAGCGTAAGCAACAGGGTCTTGTCCGTGAACAACATCTTCTAATGCACCAATGATTAAGTTAATGTTGCCACCAACTGCATCAGCAATGTGTGTAGAGAATGTTTCGAAATCATCTGCACGCAATGTGAGGATGGTTCCGTTTCTTGTTTTCATACTAACAGAAAACAGTGCTTCATTTGTTGCCATTGATTTCTCCTAACTCGGTAGACTTTTCCCCATCTACCCAATAGCAGTACTCCTGAACAGAGCACAGTTTACACGATTCAAAATTAGGTAGATAAAGATTATCTTCTCTTGCCTTTTGGAAGAGAGCAATCATCTCATCTAATTTCTTTAATGTAAATTTATTTAATCTAACAGGTGCAGTAGTGCCACCTTGTCTTGCCATCCAGTATGCACCAAAGTCTGGTCGCACACCAGTTGCACGTTCTAACATACAAGCATACACCTGTAATTGTAAGTCTGATTGTGGTGTACGCACACCTGTTTTCAAATCAACAATAATGATTTCTCTTTCAGGTGTAATGAACACACGGTCAACTGCACCTTTAAGATTGATACCACCTGTTTCAATTTCCATCATCAACTCTATAGCAGGTACACCTTGAGGTGTTGTCCAGATATTCCAACCTGAACCTTTACGCCAAGCAATCCAAGAGTCAAGGAACTTACGACCATTGTCGTACCACCATTCAGCGTTCTCACCATCAGGGTTTGCTTTAGTTGTACGTGATGATTGACGTAAGTTTTTTATATCAAGGTTTGGGTCTTGATATTTTTTTATCTCTTCAATCTCAGCGTTCCACGCATCATCCCAGACTTTATTCAAGTCTATTGTTATGTCCAAAATAATCTATCACCTTTTTCTATTGGCAAGAAAGAAACTGCTTTAGTTACTTTCTCTTTGTTATCGAACTCTGTTGTGGCTGGCAAGTTATCTTGGTCAGTCCAAACTAAATCATCAAACTTATCCAAGTTAAAAGACCATACACCTTCAGGTGTTGAGTTGATATACAGTGGTGCCATCAACTTACTTCTTGCTTCATCAACCAATCTATCGTACTTAGATTTTTCAATCAGCAATGTACTGTAATGGGTGTGTCTACATTTCAATTCAATGTAAGCATTAAGTATCTCTGAAGTGCAATCGAAAGTTGAGTACTCGTTCTCTGCCTTCTTCAAGTCAGGTATCAACTCTGCTAGTTGGTCAAACAATTCTTCTTCAGACATTTATCTCATCCCAAAGTTGACGGTCATAAGTTTCTGTTGCTCTATGCACAGCACTACCACCAAGTGTCCAAGTAGCAGGCTGTTCCTCAACTTGTTGAATACGAGTTAAGTAATAGCGATAACCACAGGACAACCAAGTGGTAATGCTTGAATAGGAAACGTGTTCAGGTACATCGTATCCGTTTATCTTTAACACTTTATCCTCCTCTGATTACCGTTAGGGTTCGATAGTGGGCAGGGTGAAAGGTGAGAGAAAGCCCACCCACTATCCTCAGTATAGTCTAGGTTTACCTCTGATGCAACTAGCATCAGGGTAAAGTATAATATAACACAGTTTCTATTAGAAACTAAGTTATATTATATTATATAATATAACATAAGTTATGTTATATTATGTTATATAATATTATATTATATAATATAACTACTAAGTTATATTATATATTATATTATATAATATTACTGGTTGGAGATTAATGATAATACCAATAATCCCTGTCCCTGATGTATCTGATGTGCAGATTGAAAGGCAATTGCCTGCTGAAGTATCTCGTTCATACGTCAGACTGCAAGTCAAATACGAAGGTTGGACAGGAGACGAATGGGTATGCCTTGATGAACTAGTTAGACGTGAGTCTACTTGGTCAAACATTGCAGACAATCCCAAGTCGTCAGCCTATGGTTTGTTTCAAATGCTTAAGACCCCTAAAGGTTTGAGCATTGGTGAACAAACAGAACGTGGTATAAGGTACATTAAGAAGCGTTATGATACGCCTTGTAATGCATTAAACCACCACGATAAACGTGGGTTCTATTGATGTTGCCGTAACCGTTCTCGTGCAGTTAACTGCGATTGTTTGTAGTATGCTGTTGCATACACAACAGTAGTTAATCCAAGAACAACCGTAATAATCCAGCCCATTACTTCTCCTCTATCATCGAATCGATTGGTATTGGTGGAGTAATGGGTTGGTCACAAGACCAACAAGTTACACCATCAAGACCATATGCTGCTATCTCGTAAGTGTCTTGGTCAAATGTTATTGGAACATTAAACCAAGTACAATCACAGTGAGGGCAAACAGAAGTAGGTATCCCACTCCAATCACCCTTTGTTATCTTCATTGTTTTCTTCTTCCTCAATCAGGTGGTCAAGATACAAACCACCGTGTTCAGTGACAGCAAATGCAAGCATACCAGACATACTGAGTATCAGTACACGTGCTTCCATCTGTGTTGCTGCTGCTTCCCACAACTCATCAGCCTTAAGAAACCTTTCTGTTTCCTCAGTGATTTGATTAGTTGCTTCCATAGATTTGATTAGTTCCTCAGCACCTTTATCAAATGCGTTGTCAACTAATGTTTCAATATCATCTTCATCTTTCTTCTTCTTACGTGCCAACGTGCACCTCCCTCAACGATATAGGTATCACCTTGATACCCATACTCCTTCTCATCATCATTCTTTCCCTTGTTGTTGTGCCACCCCATACACCTGACACATCATTCCTGATTGCATAATCTAAACACTCAGTAATAATTTTGCAGTCTTGGCAAAACTTTTTCTGCTCTTTTAGATTAGCCCCTGTTCCAGGAATGTGAAACCAGTCAGGGTCTGGGTGATTAAAACACTTAGCCTCTGTTGCTTTCTCACCCAGAATAACATCAAGCATTTTCCATCTCCCTTTCGTACGCATACAAAAAAGCAGATGAGTATTCTTTGATGCGTTGCAGATAGTAACTTGCTCTATCAAAATCATAGTACAAGTTATGTTCCTCTAACTTAGAAATAAAATCAGTATCATTTTCTAAGGCAGAGAATTCTATCAGTACATCACACGCGAAAGTGTTTATTCTTTCTAGTGTTGTTGTTGGTAGTTCCCACTTTGCCATTACCTATTCACCTCCTGATTACCTAGCACGTGGTCAATAGCCTCAACGAATGCATCATTGTTCTGATATTTATGCATCGTTGCAATGATTGCAAGCCACTCTTTAGGGGTTGCTTGCACATCAATCAAGTCTAAATCATTTTCAGAGTAGACATCGTACCAAATCTCCTCCTCCAAATCATAGTTATCTTGTAGCACTTTGATTACATCCTTTACTTTCATCTGCTTACCTCCATTAATGTGTCCATACATATCTTGTATGCTTCAACATTATCTTTAGCAGAAGTTATCTTTGCCATAAAGGCATCGACTTTTTCTGGACTTAACTCACGCAACACTTGCCCTATTGCCATACGTGGGTCAATGTTTTCGTCTGTCTCTCTCATACCTTTTCCATCCTTTTCTTTGTGTTGTATCTATCATCTCTGGCTGTGCGCCAGCGACATCTTCCATTAATTGCTTCAGAAAACTATGGTCTCTAAGAAATATACGCTCAACTTTCTCGTACAAATCTTGAGCCTGTTGTTCATCTAAACCAATAGGTTGTGGTTTCTTTGCCATAGTTCTCCCTTCTTGTTTCTATTAGAAACGGTCATCCTCTATTAAGTCATACGGATGTCGTTGACCTACCTTGTATGCAGGTGTGTAGCACATACAACTTTCTTCGAAGTCCTGACATTCCATACATACCCAACAGGTCTGACAGTATCCGTGATAGTAATCTGTTTCGGCAAAGAAGTGACCACAATAACTACAAGCCAGACCTTCCTCAACAAATTCGGTCAAGTCTTGACCATCAAGGACATACTTGCCATTACCTTTTGCTATATCGTATGACGGCACCCAACTACCAGTCCTGCCGTAAGTTGGTGTTATGTAATACGATTGCTTGTATGAACTGTTAGACCACCAGATACCATCATCATCCCAACTACCTAACTTCTCGTTGATGATATACATAGCCTTGTTCAGTCGTCTATCTGTTGTGAACACAGCAATCTTAGAACCACCAGCCCACTTCTCTAACTTCTTAAACTTTTTCTTATTGTCTAAGATGTTAAGACGTGCAGGCAGTAAGTCCTCGGCAAACACGCGTGTGTCTGAACGCTTGTCACCAGCAGGTATCTTGACATTACTTAGGATACCATTGTGTGCAAGAATAGTATCTGGGCTACCCCCTACACGAAACGGATGACAGTTTTCTTTGACTGTTTCTCCGTGCGTTGTCATTCTTGCGTGGAACATAGCCCACCCATTTATATGTTTCTCACGAGTGGTGAGGAACCTATCTATCACATCGTTGTGGTTCATACCACGACCAGTGATAATTGTTTTACCAGTGTGAACGGCATAACCGAACCCATCTGGATTATTAGCACAAGCGCACACCAAAGCGTCATCGCTTGGCATTGCGTTTGGTTTTGCTACCATTAATAAACACATACTCTCTCCTTTTCTTTTGTGTTTCTAATAGAAACTAACTAGAAGCATCAGTTAGTTTGTCTGCATTGAGACGCAAGTGTAGGTTCTCGAACCTATGGCTATGCTCGCCGACATAATCTTTGAACATACCCCAAGTGTTACCAGCACTTGCCTCTTTGATTGTTAACTTGTTAGCAAACTCAATAGTGGACTGCATAAAATCTAACGCAGTCTTAACTCTTGGTATGCGTAGTGAACCCCTAAAGATACGCACTTCCACAGTGTGCTTAGGGTTCAGGTTGATAGCCACATATCTTTCACGTGGACTTGCTTTCTGCAACACAATATCACTGGTGGGTTTGACACCATAGAATTGTGCGTAGTGACTGTTGCGACCAGCCAACTCGATACACTCTCGGTTATTCTTGTTGATAAGATAAGTCCACTTCCATAAGTGTGACCTATCAACAAACGAGGTACGAGAAGCGTGAACGTGTAGACCACAGGTGTCAGTGTCCCAAGACCTGTAACCTGAGCGTCGCAGTTTCTCTATCATCTCCCAAGGGAACTTCTCCATAGCCCAGTCGTGGGTCATTGGATGGGTGACAATCTCGAAGCCATCATTAAGACTGCCGTCACCTTTGAGATACACAAGGTCATCAGTTACATAATTGCGTACAATATCTACGCCAGTGCTGATGGTCTCGTGAACAGCCTCAACTTCCAACTCGAAACCAAAGAAAGTTTTGCTAGGTTTCTCTGGTGTGTAGTGGAATATAGGTGTGGGCTTGAACGAATAGTCGTTGATACCATAACGATAAGCGTCACTGCACTCATCATTACTATTATCCTCATACCATTCACTACACTCACCACAATATGACCAACGCCTATCAGC